CCAAAATGTATATATATTACTTTCTATAATCGAAAATATACAAACCTATCTGATAGGGTTGAGTTTTGGTTAGGGGGGTCTTCATTTTAGTGAGATATTAAACAAACAATCAATTATATTAACCTGTTCCGGTTACTGATTAATGTATGAGTGAGAACACGCAGAATTGGAGCATAAAAAACCCAGTTGGGAGACCTCAAAAGGTGGATAGGGACGGCCAACCTATCTATCGGATCCCAACTTCGATATATCTGGATATCAGAATGAAAGCATGGATAACCAAAAAAGCGGGTAACTTATCAGAATGGATTGAGAAAATGATAAGATCCGCCTATCTAAGTGAGTATTGCTTTTGGTGTTTTGATGATAATATCAAAGTAGTTCCTCACGGCGTGGTCTGTTGTAATGAAAAACATCGAAGAATGGCCGGAAATGGGGCCCCTTCCGTGGTTTTACAGTGGAGGCAGTGTCCAAATTGTGATTCTTGGTATAATGAGATGAATATGCCAACAGAGATGGGAGACGGTCGTGTAATCTGTTGTGGAATTTGTAAAGACCAATTTATGAAAGAGGAAAAAGAGGATGAATTAGCTGAGATAAAATGGGAGGCTAAGAACTCATGAGTCCTAAAGTTAATTGTGATTCCTGTCTAATTGAGATCCGAAAGAATAAATCAGGTCTATGCAAAGATTGTTATTCAAAGAGCCCCAAGAAAACTGAACAGTATCAAAAAATGCAATTTGCCAATATAAAAAGGAGACATGAAAGGAAAACCTTTTCCGACTGGAAGATTCTTAAGGATAAGAATAAGCTAATAGTAGATATCGAAATGAAAGTTAGTGAACATCAAGCCTTTGTCTATAAGATAATCTCCGAAAGAATCAAAGAAGTCAAAGAGGACTTCCAAAGAAAGAGTTTTACTTATTGGAAGTTAAATGAGATTATTGAATTTTTAGAGGATTTCTCTCAAAAACATAGCGTTCAGGTCGATAGTAAGGGCAAAAAGTCAAGTCCTTGATACTATACTAACCCCTAAATTCCAAACATTGCGCCCTCAAATAATTCGCCTTTGGCTAGACCTTGAACACTTTCTTTAGTTATTCCTTGTTTTTCTAACCATCCCTCGGCCCGTTCTAACCATCCCTCTGTTCCTGCTTCATATGCTAAAGAAAGCATACCACCAAGAACAATTCCAGCGTTGGGGCTTCTTAGGGCCGCCAGATCCCCCACCGAACCTGCAAAATCAAGAACAGGGCGCCGTTTTTGTATAGTTTGACTAAGTGAGAAGTAAGCTAACGATACAAAAACGGTTTCGGTTGGGAGGATCTCAAGCAACCTGTCAAACCTTTCTTCATTCTTTTCTTTACATCTTGGACAATTATTCTTATTGTAGCCTTCAAGTTTACAGTTGGAACATTTCATGGTTGCGGATTGGGCTTAGGGGTGGAACCTATTAACAAAGTAATCCTAAGCCCATTAATCTAAACCATAAGGCCTTGTTAAACCTGTGCGTGACGGACCCACCAATTCAAAGCCTTCAGGTAATAATGGGCCATAGAGAAGACTCCAGGGATCATAGGTTTCTGAAAAGGGAGTAGAAACAATTTCAGACCAAGCTAGACGTTGCTCAGGTGTAGAAGGCCGACCGCCCCCTATTCCATTGCCAAAGATAGCAACTTCTAACTCTTTGGGAGTTACACCCTTGAATCCTAACAAACCCTCAGATTTAACCGTTATAGCCTCCTTTACGGGTGCCTTAGCAAGTTCCGTCATCAATCCTTTATAAACTAAATAGCCAAGACCGATAGTAGCGCCAACTTCAAAGACCTTCATTACCGCCTCTTTTTCTTTCTACCTGCGGGGGTTTTCCTGAATGCTACGCCCATTTTCTTTAGGTTCAGCTTTCCGGATCTTAACACAAAGCGCGGTTTCTTACTGTTAGCTTTTACAAACTTATTCCAGGGGGACAGTTTACGCTTAGGTTTCTTAATTGGTAAATAAGACATCTGGTAATCTCTATCAGGTGTTACACGACGTTTTGAGCCATAACTGGATCGCGACTTCATGTAACCGTAAATATCTGCGAAGTATTCATTTAATACATCTACTACATCAGTTAAATCTTCATACCTTACAATCTCATAAACATTATCATATTGTTTAGCTGTTAATCTCTTTGTGGGCATTATACAATTCTCATAAATGCTGTTTCAATAGTAGATATGCCGCCACTGTTGTTAGTGATCTTAAATTGTAATAGCTTTTGATTTCTTAATAGTTCCATTATGTTAAATATATTCCATACGTCCACCGTCATTGTATCGGTCGCATCTAGCATTAAAGCTTCAAAGTCGGGGGGGCTGTAATTTGGATTAACCCCTTGAAGTAGTGATGCAGGATTAACAGGGCTTAGATTAGCAAAAGAAACAGAATCAGGCCCCATTACTGCTGATACAGCATAAGCACCACCGTTAGTGGGCTTTATTGCTATAAAAACATCATTGTAACCTGTCATATCTAAAGGCCATGTTCCATCGGCATTAACTGAAGGTGTCAGGATAGTACCACCATTAGCTATTGCTTCGTCTGTGTATAATATAAATTGCTTATCGCTCGATACATTACCTCTCCAGAAACCCTTCTCATCAATAAACCCCGTGTTAACCGTGGGCTGTAAATATTGGGGCACTTCTATATTCGAGTCGACGGTTGCGGACTCAATGCCCGCCTCCCTTTCGACAGACCAAGGGCTAATTGCTTTGCGATTGTAAACCATAAGACCCTAAATTTTATTGTAGAATCAGAGTAACGGCGGCCTCACAGGTTCCCGTATCGCCGGACATTGCCACCGATATTGAAACTTGATTATTAGCAACGCACGGAATAGCTACGCCAGCTTGGAACGGGTCATTATTCTGTCCCGTTGAAACTGGTGTACCGTCAGTTGTGTGGCTTCCGAAATTTATGATTTCGGATCCCTGACTTAAACCGTCACCTTCGACCTTCACGGCGTAGGTGGTTGCTGCATTGGCTGCGCCATCACTTGCGAAACTACAAATTATGCCCACAATATTCGATACGTTGGCGGGTAGAATTACGGCCGAAGTCGTCGACTGGCCATACAAACCTCCCAAAACTGTAAACGAATCTGCGGCGGTTACTTGTCCCTCACGGGTTCTGTAATATGCCATATTTGTTTATCCGGTTGTGAATGATATAGGGCCGAGTCTTCCAATTGATCTCGGCATATTCTTTAGCAAAAGTTTAACGACCAGTGTTCCGGCCGCCGCTTTGACTAGAGCTTGCTTTCCTGATTGTGATGTTAACGCGCCTGTCACGGCGTCCAACGCTCCGGCTATGTTTCCACCCATTGCCGCTTGAACGGCGGCGGGTCCTCCCATAGCGCCGAAGATTGCCAGACCTCCGGCCGTTGAAACAACAGGAATTATAATCCTCTTTTTGTAGGATCTCTTTGTACTTCGTCTCCTAACCATAAATTTAGACCTCAAAACAGCTACTTAAAGAGAAACTGGAGACGATACTTAGAGGGTAAATGCATATATTAGCGCTCTAAATGACCTTAATATGTATGAAATCTATGTTTTAGTGTTCTCAATCGCATTCTGGGGCCTGATTTACCAGTTCGTGATAATACCCAGAACGGCCGCCGCTAGCTTTCAGGTGTGGCGTAAGAAATTAAAAGAAGATCCCGAAATAATATTAGATGTGTGCGGACCCCTCCTAGATGAAATCGGAGAAATGATGTCTACCAACTTCCAAAGTTTCTGGGGCTCAATCAGTCAACTTGGGAAAAAGGCCGAAGGCCTTGACCCTAACGTAGCTATGAAGAAAGCCATTGCCAAGGGTGACCTATTCCAGATACTAGCCGAATATGTAGGGAATAAGGCCGGATTGGGGTCACTTCAAGGCCTAATACAGGCAAACCAAGAACCGAAACAGGATGAAAACCAAGGTCTGACCAAGCTTTGATTATATATATATTATTTGTTTAATATCCCATATATATATATGCCGTCTTATTATTTCTTTGTTTTTTGACAGTTTGTAAACCCAAAATGTATATATATTACTTTCTATAATCGAAAATATACAAACCTATCTGATAGGGTTGAGTTTTGGTTAGGGGGGTCTTCATTTTAGTGAGATATTAAACAAACAATCAATTATATTAACCTGTTCCGGTTACTGATTAAT